CCTATAGTTTTAGCTTACCACAATCACAGCATGCCCGTGGGTAGAATGGTTGACCACAAAGTCGATTCAAAAGGCTTGTGGATTAAAGCTAACATTTCCGATGCTGCTGGCGACATTTTTAAATTGGTTAAAAACGGAATTTTAACAGCTTTTAGTATTGGCTTCAGAGTCTTAGATGCCGAATACAACAGTGCTCAAGAAGTTTTTGTTATCAAAGATCTGGAACTCCACGAAATCAGTGTCGTGAGTGTACCAGCTAATCAAAATACATTATTTAGTTTAGCCAAGGCATTCGACACTGCCGAGGAATATGAGTTATTTAAACAGCAGTTTGCACCCAAAAGCGAGTCAGCTAAAGGGCTAGAGTCCTCAACGGAAGCAAAAGGCGAAATCACAAAGGAATGGAATATGGATCCAAAACAATTAGAACAACTTTTAGCAGACGCCGCTGTTAAGGCTGCTGATCAAGCTGCTAAAGCCGTTGTCGAGGCTCAAGAGAAAGCCGCTGCTGATAAAGCTGCTGCTGAAAAGGCCGAGCAAGAGCTACAAGCTCGTATCAAGGCTGCTGTTGCAGCTGTTACTCCAACAGAAACTGGTGCCGAGAAGCTACTAGCCGAAGTTGAAAAGCGTCTTGTCGAACAAGCCGACCAAAGCAAGAAGGCTCTAGAAGGTTTAGAGACCGCTCTTAAAGAAAAAACCAGCGAACTAGAGGCTATTCAGAAGTCTCGTATGCAGTTCGGTGACGCAAAAGGTTCCGATATGCAGTATGCTGATAAAGAAAAGGCTATTTTACTAGCCAAAGCTATGGGCCGTAGCCTAGAAGATACCAAGTTTGGTAAAGAAATGGTTCAAAAGTTCGGTGCTCACGTACCAAGCGCCACATGGGAACTAGAAGTTTCTACTAACTTGGAAGCTGAAGTACGTCGCCGCTTAGTTGTTGCTCCTCTACTACGTAGCATCAACATGCAAACTAACGTTATGACTATTCCAGTCAACCCCGAAGCCGGTGTTGCAAGCTGGGTAACTAACGCTCAGTTTGGTACTGCTAATAGTGCTGGTAACAATGCAACTCATCAGCTAAAAGAAATCACTCTAAACGCTTATAAGGTAGCTACAAATGAGTATCTAGCTTACGAAGAGGAAGAGGATTCACTATTAGCTCTAATGCCAGTTATTCGTGACGCTATGATTCGTCGCTTAGCTCGTGCTGTTGACCGCGCATTCTTACGTGGTGCTGGTGCCGGTGCTGATCCAGTCAAGGGCTTAGCCGCTTACGACGCAGTTGCTGACGTAACACCAAGCGCTGGTTCTGGCGTTGTTACAGTTGCTAACCTACGCGCTATGCGTAAGTCTTTAGGTGCTTGGGGCTTAGACCCAGCTGAAATCGCGTTTGTTGTTTCTACAGACGTATATTATGATCTACTAGAAGATGCTAACTTCCAGACAATGGATAAAGTTGGTACTCAGGCTACATTACTAACAGGCCAAATCGGTTCCGTTGGCAATAGCCCAGTTCTAGTAAGCGCTGAATTTGACAGCAAGGCCGACGGTGCCCTAGGTGCTATTTGCTTCGCTCCAGGTAACTTTATTATTGGTTCTCAGCGTGGTGTTCGCGTTGATACACAAGAATTAGTTGAAACTCAGCGTCGCGTGTTCGTATCCAGCCTACGTACTGGTATGACACAGCTAACTACCAACTTAGGTAGTGGTGTTGGCAAGCTAGTTTACACAGCTTAATAACCTGGCAGGGTCGGCAACGGCCCTGTCTTTTAAGCTTATTAATTAGTAGGCTTAAAAGACAGTTTAAAGGAATAGAGTATTATGGGTGCAAACTTAATTACAATACAAGAGTATAAGCTTCATAACAGCATCAATAGTACTAATCAAGATGCTCAGTTAAAAGCATTAATTCCACAGGTTTCAGATTTAGTAAAGTCGTATTGTCGCAGAACATTCATCGATCACTTCGATGAAATAAAAACAGAAGTATTTGACGGTGGATATAACACATTCTTGCTAAAAGAAACGCCCATTGTACAAATCATAAGTGTTAGCGAAAGCGACAATTACGGTCAAACTTACACAAAATTAACAAAGTTTCAGGACTGGGTAAACCAAGACGATAAAATTATTGGTTTAACTGCTGGAGCTTTTAAACATAAAATAAATGGTTACAAAGTAGATTACTTTGCAGGCTACGAAGCAGTACCACAAGATTTAAGACTTGCAGTTTTAGATTTGGTTCAGTACTATATGCGTAACGATAGCGCAGTACATAATACTAAGAGTATTACACCAAACACTATGCAAGTAGAGTACATTACCAGTGCTAATTTTCCGGTTCACATTAAGCGGATATTAGACCAGTATATGGCGGACTATGCATAATGGCTACCAAGGTTTCACTAAGAGATTTAATTAAGGATTTTGACAAAGAGGTATATAATTTATTATATACTGAATACAGACCGATATTAGATCAGAGACCTCATGTACTAGATATTAGTTTAAATAGTTTACAAGTTAATAATAAGCACGAGTATAGTCAATACAGTCAAGAGGACTTTGAAGAACTACACGATGTATTCCTACAGGTAGTATCAGAAAAAGCCACTAGAAAATATAATAGTATTGAAGAAGTACCAAGAGACTATTTTACAGGTAAAACTCCATATTTAGTTTATATTGATGGTGGAAAACATAATCAACTATTACTAGCTAGATCTTTTGAAGCGATTAGAACTTTTGTTACTAATAAGATATCCAAGGATAAAAGACTAGTAGATACTATATTTGGATTACGAGTCTCTAGTAGGAAGCCGGTGCTAAATAGAGCTGGCAAGCCCACAGGCGATGAAAAAATAACTTATGTAACTAATGTAGAGTTAGGACATATTGCTACCGAAGGTATTTCTGGTGATGTTTTAACTAGTCCTCTTATTGAAAAAGGTACAGCATTACTAAACTATGCCGAACTATCTGGAAGCTCGTTAGTATCTAAATATGTTAATGAAGCACTAGATAAAATATACGCTATACAAGCAGATATTAATTATAGTTTTAAAAATACTACACCAGAAGGCTTGAACAAACTTACAGATACTTTTGGACAGTTATACGTAGTAGTTACGCTTCATACCTACGAAGAAAACCAAAGATTCTCCAGACTAGAAGCAGAAATATTTAGAGAACTAGAGCGTAAGCTAGCCATGCTAGCAAGTAAGCCGTTAGTAGCTAATTATATGAAAAACATGGTATCTAGTAATACTATGGAACAAGACTTAGCAGAAGGTTTCTACAATCTTATTAAACACGGAAAAACTAGTTTAGCTAAGCACACTACTAAAGCTGGAAAAACACCCAAAAAATTAATAAATAAACCTAAGAAAATTACTGGCAGTGGAAAATTCTCTACTAGTGTTAAATCTCCACAACCCTCTGGTAGAGATGTTGGTGGAGATTTAATAGGATTAAGGGCACTACTAAATCAACTTTTACCTGGCAGAGTAGCCTTTAATATGGGCAAGGGTAATAGAAAAGATATTCTTAATTATAGAACCGGTAGATTTTCTAATAGTACTGAAGTGCAAAGACTAAGTATAAGTAGAGAAGGTATGATAACTGCCTTTTATAGCTATATGAAGTATCCCTATGCAACATTTAGTGCCGGCGGTGCCCAAGAATACCCAAGAACAAGAGACCCTAAATTACTAATTTCTAAGTCAATAAGGGAAATTGCCGCTACAGTGGTCAGTAACAGATTAAGGGCGGTATTAGTATGAGCAGCAGAAGAACAAGTATAACAAAAGCTATTGCGGAAAAGTTAAAGAGTATAGACGGCACAGCCCCATATACAACTAATCTTTACAACAATAGCTATCCAAAGCTAAAGTTTTGGGATGAAGTAACAGACTTTCCAGCAGTTTATTTAAGCGCAGGAACAGAAGTTAGAGAATATCATCCCGCAGATTTTACCTGGGGATTTTTAAATATCAGTATAAAAGCATATGTACGTGATGCCGAAGAAGCTCAAACTTCTTTAGAAGCTCTACTAGCAGACATAGAAACCTGTATAGACGCAAACAGAATATTAGTTTACGATACTGATAACAATTATGAAACAACCGAAATATTAGTACAATCTATTATGACGGATGACGGGTTATTATCACCCTACGGAGTAGGTGAAATAAATATACAGGTGCGATACGCACTACAATAACGTGTAATGGCACCAAAACAGATAAATGTCTTGCGGGCGTGCCCTTGCGTTAAAATTTAAAAAGGAATAACTATGGCAGTTAATTTAATTCGTAATAGTAGAGTTTTCTTTACTACAAACGTTGATAGCCAAGGTCGAGTTCGCGCCGGAGCTTATTTAGACAGTCTAAATCCATTCACTTCAACAAATACTTTCGAGATTCAGGTTTTGGAAGGTATGACTTTTAGTCAGAATACTACTGTAGATACTGTTACACTAAACGAAGCTGGTGCTACTCCTGCTCGTGGTCAGCGCAGCTTTAACACTGCTCTAGAACCACTTGACTTTGCTTTTAGTACATATCTACGCCCATACTTAGACGGCAGCACAGTAACTGCTGAAGAAAGTCTACTATGGGATGCTTTTGCTAGTGGCGATACTGGTAATGCTGCTTGGACCCCAGGCAATCCTTCAATACTAGGATTAACCAACAGCAACAAGCACCAGTTAAAAAGCTTTGGTTTAATTATCGTTTTTGATGATCTAGCCTATGTTTTAGATAACTGCGCTCTTGATACTGCAACAATTGATTTCGGTATTGATGCAATCGCCGCTATTCAGTGGGCAGGAAAAGGCAGCTTAATTCGTCAGCTAACTATTGTAGCTAGCGAGCCAGCAGCTGGAATCGTAACACTAACAGGTGCTGATATTACTAGCTCCCCAGACGTTACAGACGAAGCTAAGGCCAAGAATACTTATGCTAAGTATATCACTAACAAACTGACTACACTACAAGTTAATAATGACATTAATGACTTTGTAGGTAGCGATTATACAGTGCCTATTACAGGCGGAAGCATTACGCTAAGCAAC